TACCTCAAGTTGGTTCGGATTAGCCTCCAATGATTGCGGTATTTCGAAATAGCCCGGATATGTAGGATCTAAGGAATCAAAGGTATATGTCTGAATTTCAACCACAGGATCGGTAGATTGCGGAGTAGTGAGTAGTGTTGTGATATACGTTGTTAGATCTACATAAATTCTATCATTTATAATACTGAATGTGTATCCATCTGGGCTTTCGGAAATATTTTTTACTTCCACGCCGTTTATTGAAACAACTAAATCTGGACTTGTCGGAAATCCATAAGGTGTAACACTCAGTTTGAATTGATATTGTGATCCATATCCTACCACAAACTTATCAATAACCCTTTGCTTACTCGTCTTTACGCAATTCACTGGTGGTGGCGGGACTATATCGTCGCAATCGCAAGGATCGTACAGGTTCCAAGAATTTCTTAGGACCTCGTCACCATATGTTTTGTAGTAATAATACCCGTCTATATCTATTCTCGCATTATAGGTATATCTATCTACAATCAGGTTGTTTTGAAAAACAATATCTGACGCCTGTCCGAATCCCGTGTACACTATAGGAAATCTAAGAACAGGATCTACAGTTGCACCGGGAGTTGGATTGACTTTATATGAGAATATCTTATTTCCTCGAAAAGTGCTCAATGGATATTTTGTCGGATCATCTATTTCAACACCGTCGTGATCATAAAGCTGAAATAAAGGTGGCTGATTTAGCCCTATCTTATCGTTGAACGCTTTTTCCCATTCTCCGTTTTCATAATACCAAGTCTCGCCTGCCTGGGCGCTATCACCGGGGCCGTCTTCTTTCACTATAACAATATCACCTTCTTGAACAGGTGTAGACCACGACGTATGTGGGGCGAAAGACACTATTCCATTTATATCAACAATTGTTCTGAATATATAATTACTTATGGTAGTAGTAAAATCAACCTCGTCCCATAGGTTTGTATCGTACAAGAATGTATCCCATGGAAAAACATTGATATCTATTTCAGTATCATCTTTGAAGAAACAAACAAGATCTCCATCAGAAAGACTCATTGAGTATGTAGTATTCAAGGTTGTAACAAACTGACCTTGAAAATCCATAAGTCTAATAGGAGAGCCGTTATTGACATAATTTCGAAATCCATACTCTATCTCGGAATTGAATTGAGTTCCGGAATTATATAGAATAAGATCTGCATTGAATTGAATTATAGGTCGGAGTGCTCTTGTTGCGACTTGTGGGAATGGTATTCCGGTTGCTGCAATTACTGCCTTTATCGTATCTATGTGATACCATTTATTTGTTCTAGACCAGGCATTTCTGTTTATAGAACCACGTTGAATGGTAATATAGTCACCGGCGGCTGGCTGATACTGTGTGTCCCAGGTTTTCATATCCCAATAGATATTATTGATTGTTCTACCAGTTGATAATTCTAATATCCCGTCCCAAGGTAGAAATTCAAATGTCGATCCTGCAGTGACATCGGTAAAATATGGTATCAATTGAAGTCCGGTACATCCACCGAAATTTTCAACAGTATGTGGTTCTAGGTAATCAGGATCATCCAACAATATTATCGACATTCCAGTCGATAACTTAAAATTTGGTGGTGTAGCCGTCGGTGGTGTTGTATATGATGGTTGACCGATGATATCCGATGCCATAACACCGGTTATGGAGATAACTGGTAATCTTTGATCAATCCAGTAGTAGTCATGATAATTGACAAACATATCATAGTTTATTGGTGGACCAAAACTATAATATTCTGTGTTGAATAGTCTATCTTGATTAGAAGTATTACCGCCGTAATATTCGATATTATCTAGTATATCTTCATAGAAGAATATATTAGACTTAGTTGTATCTTCTGTTCTAGAAAAAGCAGTAGGTTCTAATTGCCACCAGGTTCTGTTCTTCGATGGTTCCGGTATATAAAAATCGGTAATAGGATTATATCTACCGGGATCACGTCTGCCGAGAAATCCTGCAAGATAATCACTGTCTTTCTTAGATAAGACTTGATCAAAAGTAGCATCAAAGAATTTTTTCTCTGTGACTGTTTGAAAAACTGCAGGTAATCTTTTTACATACTGGGTCATATAATTTCCAATTGAGATCTATCTCAATATTTATCATGGAAATTATAACCCAGTTTATTATGCTCTCAAATTCTGTTCAGTAAGATTTGCAACTATTTGAACATTATTCACAGTTGCGGTAGAAATAAACAATTCGGTTGGTTTTGCTGTAATTTCAAATAGATTACCGAACTGAGAATTTGCGTTATTAGGAACTATGACTACCGAACTGATTATTTTAGATAGCTGTTGATGTATAAACGCAGCCAATTCAGTGTAGAAAAATTTCTCACCAAAATCCCAATTTCGAATATCAAAATAAGTATCGATGGCTCTTATGACTTTTGTCTTTACTTCGTTGTCACTGATATTTGTAGATGGTGCCTTTACTACCTTGAATGTTGCTTGTAGTTCGGGTTCGGCCTGTGGTCCAAACAATACCTTGAATGATCCTGAGTTCCAAATCATCGAATCACTAACCATTTTATAATCATTCAATTCTTGAAATTGAACTCGAAGCTCTTCTGTAGTTGGTGCTGGTGGTAATAGAGATATTGGACTATTTGTATTCTTCCAAATCAGAACATCTCTATAATAGCTTTCGGTAATAACAATCATATCTACGATATTCGTAGGTGCCGGATCTACTCTCTGATTTATAGGTGAATAATGGCTCCATTTGAAATATAAAGGTAATCTATTTTCTTCTGGTATTGTTGTATTTTGTGTGAACGATTTTCCATTTCTATCGTAATGATATTTGTCACGAATTTCATTTATTATCTTACGTGTAGGATACTGTAATACATTATTGGTATTATTGAATTCGAATGTGTAATAAACGCCGTAACCGGGTGGGCTCACCGACGACATAAGGAATGATTTATTTAGAAAATAATTTGCTACTATAAATTCTTTATTCACTACACTCCACGAATCAATCATCCATGGAAATGGCATCGGGTCAGTTACTGCATTATAATTGAAGAATGCAGTTACTTGATTAGATATAGTCTGCAACGCAGGATTCGCTGAATCAAAGACAATTTGGCTAAAATTATTTAGGAATACAAGATCACTTTGATCCAAAAATACAATTGTGGCCCCCGGCGTAGATTCGGGATCTAATTGGTCTATTACTGGAATATTTGATATATATGGTGCTATAAACAAATCTGTAGGGAACGGGTTAGAAATAGTAGGATTTACCGGAAAGTAAACATAGTAATTGCCAGTTTCCGATTCAAGTTCTGTGGCCCATTTGCACAGCCATGGTCTTGTAGATTGATATCCAGCCACTTCATTATTGAAATATTCAAATACTATTCTATCAGACGGAGTAATTAGCTTCGAGAAGCCCGATGGGTCATCTGGAATTCCATCTTTATTTCTATCGACCAAAGATACTTCAATTTTCGATGTATCTTGATATCCATCATCCTGTATATAGACACCGGTAATGTTGAATTCCACTTCAGATTTTAGGAACGATGTTGATGGATCGACAATTACCGGTTGATTATTATCAATGGTGCTATTAGTGTTGACTAACGGCATAATTTCAATTGTGTCTTGAAGAGCTTGACCAGAGCCAGCATCTATAACAACCGTTTTTGGTTCCCAATAAAACCTGACATCTCTATAAGACTCGAACACATATACTCGACCTCTACCACGAATATCGTATGTAGTAATTCCAGTTTGATTATTTGTTACTACAGAAATATATAGAATACCCGATGCCGGGTTATTGCCCCAGGTTGAATATATAGAATCTGTATCTGGATTAGGATATTCGAAAGGATATCCGGCCAGGTTATCAAAAACAGGAACGCTTGCGATTGATGTTTTCCATTCATCTCTGAGCAAATCATAATACAACCAGAACGAAATACCGTTAGTTACTCTCGAGGCTATCTCAGCAATTTCATCAGAATTTAGATCATTTCTAAATACAGGATAGACTTTTATAGCCTTGAAATTGATTTGCTGCTCTGTATCTAATTCAATAGGGCCTACACTAGCATAAGGACTTGACGGATCTACATTTAGCGGTAATCCTGCTTGAATAACATTATTGACAGTAACAGGATTCTTTGTTCCAATTACATTTGATTCATTTGCAAGTTCCAATACTGCACCGGATTCAATAAATCCCCATGCCTGGTATGTTCCACCGGACCCGGTGTTAGTTGGTGTTAGAGTATTCACCATTGCAACCGCGGCTGCATTTGCGGTTGTAAAGTTCGCAAAATACCCGGTATCATTCTTGAATTTTAGCGGAACTGTCTTCCAATATAATGGGACTTGATTAGGATTATTCAAATCGAGTATTGAATAACCTGTAGGGGACGGGCCATCATTATAATTTACCCGAATTTTATTTTCAAATTGTGGCAGATAATCATCATAGAAGAAATTTGATATCTTAGATTCTCTCAACATCTCCTGTATTGCATTTACCATTATGGCTTCGATCGTTGATGAATTAGATGAGTCTTCTATAACCTGCATCAGTACATCTTGATTATCTCTGAATAGGGCGCCATCTTGTCCAAATATAATTAGGTCTCTGTGAAATCCAGTTGGGTCGTTTAGATCGATATATCTGCTCTGACCACTATATGTTCTGTTTATAGCTTGAATTTTTGCAATCTGATTGCCATATATTAGTGGTAGCACATTATAGTCGCTACCGTTGACCATGCGAGATTGTGTTGAGAAAACTTCCGGAGCACGAAGACGTATCTGGTCGTCGGTTTCGGCTGGTGCAGCATTTCCGATTGTCTGTTCGAGATTGAATACAATTCTTAGAGTATACTGTTGATTGTCGGTGCCTATGTACGGTATATTTACTTGCAATCCACGAGCATCATCAGGGCGTATCACAAGTGCTTCATTTGCACTAGTCCTGACCCACGTCCTAAATAATCCTGTAGGAACATTACCAAAATTGCCGTCAGCAAATCTAAGACTAATGGTGTCACCGACTCCACTAATAACATCGAAAATATTTCTTTCTGAAAATGTTATACTATTATATATTATATTTTCGCCGGCGAGCGCAGGGACTTTTGTCCATTTTGTCAGCACATTTCCGCCTTCATCAGTCTCCTGAACATATACATCGTATTGATTTATGTTTTGGATTTCTATAGGAAAAACCCTGTTTGGTGTAGGAAATTCAAAGTTAGTATCTATGTTTAGCAATGTTCCTTGCCTGAAATAAAGGAAAAATCCTGTATTTTTGGAACCGACACCTAAACTATCATTTCTATAAATGAAATTGAAGGTGTTTGCGGGATCGGGATGTCTTTCAAATATTGTTTCGTTTGTCACAAAATCTGGATTACAAATATCAACAGGATATTGTTGACCATTTATGTTGATTACAATAGGATAAGTGACATTTAATCCTATAACATTATTCAATTGATACAAATCTGTAGGAATGCTTCCGATAGATCCACTCTTTGTTGGCCTACCAAACGGGTTCAGCGGGCTGAACGCTGCATTGCATATCTGTATAAATTGATCAAACCAATCGGGGTTATTCGGATCATCCCAATAGATGGTTATATCATTTAGATTTGTCCCATCGGCATCTGTTATTGGTTGGTCTGTCTGAATAGCTGCTATCTTGAATAACCCACTAGCCGGTATATTACGCCTCGGGACATAATTGACCATTCTAGCAAGTCGTATTATGCTTTCCCTACGTTCAGCAGTGTCGATGAAATTTTCTCTGCTGTTTAGATCTGTTCTAAACGCAAGGCTTGTTCCAAAATATGCTAATAGCTCGACTATTGCGATAAATTCGGAACTTTCGATATAATCGTTGAAGTCTTCTGGATAATAGGTTTGAATATAATTCAATAATGCCTGTTTGAGAGTATCGTAATCATAGGCAGTGTAATCTATGAATTGGTAGGCTTTGAAAACTTTTTGATAATCTTCAGCTGCAAAAAGGTTTGATTGGCGTATAGATTCGGACATTAGAAACTCTCTCTATCCTTCAGAGAAAACATTACGAATAGGTTATCCGTTATTGATTCTGGTTTGAAAAGCAAATTCATGATAATATTCAGTGCTTGATCTTCTTGGGTTACAACAATATCTAAAAGATCAACTCTGGGGTCTGAATTGACAACATTGGTAGCATCTTCGATAATTGCATTTTTTGTATATTCGTCAAATGGGTCGAATAGATATTCGTATATTCTGGTACCAAAATCAGGCATCATAACCCTAGAACCCATAGGTGTTGCAAAATGGTTTAGTATATCTCTCTTTACTAATTCGATGTTTGTCAAGGAATATGGAGGATTAGGATTTTCAACCGTGTTGAACCCTACAAAATAATTTTTTTGCGTTTTTCTTTGTTGTTGAACTAAACCGCGAGTATTTGCCATATTCTATTATTTATCGAACTAAAATTTCATCAATTTGGCGGAAACTTTTTGTCGCATCCGTTAGGATCAACACCGTTTACTAATTGGGATGTGACTGCCGGACCACGGCGACCGACTTGAGTATACCATTTAGAATTTCGTAAAGAATTACCAGCAGCAGCCCAGTCTTCTTTCTGAATCGCTGCTCGTAGATTCTTGAATTGTCCTAGTCTGGGACCGCCCATGTTATATGCAAGGTCGGCAAGAGCTCGTTTTCTGTTATCACTGAGCTTTGCCCATGTTTCCATACCAACAAATGCTTGGGCATCTTTTATCGATGTAGCACTATCTGCCTGAAACCATCTGCTAATTTGTTCATCAGAAACAGGTGTACCGACCGGCATCATTTCGTTAGTACGTAACAAATGCCCGATTCCTGCAGTCGGTAATCCGAGTGTATCGAGATAAACCTTATTTTTTACACCTTCATGTATCTTTATTTGACACTCGAAAGCTTTCATATTGAAATCCTTTGCTTCGATACTATCTTGTGTACTGTCGGGGTTGACTACCTTATTATTTGCTCCCCGATCTGTATTTGGCGGCG